GTGAAAGCCTTTGAAGATAAAGCCTTGGCGGTGTCCGCGGACATGGCGGACGCGTTAGCGGACGGCGGGGCTGCGGCAACCGCCGTAGGCTGCCCCCCTAGGCTAATAGGGGGGGAGCAAAATAAAACCCCAAATCCGAAGGGTGCGGAAAAAACAGAAAACCAAGAATTTCAATTCGAGTATTTCAGTCATTTTGTATCGGACGGCAAAGGCAGATTTATAGAAATACCGTTAAGGCGTGGCAGGGATGACGGAGCGTTCATAGACCAAATCACTTTCACGATACATGAAAATTCCATGACGAAAGTAACCGGAAAGGGATTGGTATCAGATACGGAATTCGTTGTCCGGTATAGCGAGCTGCTTGAAGAAATCTTGGGATTCGGCATTACCAAAAAATTACCGTTTAAAGGAAAGTTTTTCTATCAAAGCTGTTATCAATTCGGGCCCGATAACGTCGAATACGGAAAGGTTCATTACGGCGGCCAATGTGAAACGATGTTGGTTGAATTGAACGGTACAGGCTGCATGGCTGCTTTACCCGGTTGGGAAAACCGATTGTATGAATTTTTAAGTAAATGCGTCCGACCCAAAATAACCCGTATCGATGTCGCCCATGATTTTTTCAACGGAGAGTACACACCCGATCAGGCAATGTTAGACCACGATAACGGACATTACGACGTACACAATATGCGGCCAAAAAGCGAATGTCGCGGCACGGCATGGCGCAATGAAGACGGCAGTGGAAAAACCTTTTACATCGGCAAGCGCGGAAATTCAAAATTTACCCGTGTTTACGAGAAAGGCAGACAGCTTGGAGATGTTGATAGCCCTTGGGTCAGGTTTGAGGGGGATATAGAAATACCCTTGGATGTCCTACTTTATTCGGGGTCGTATCTAGGCGGCGCATATCCGATTTGCAAGGAGATTTTTAAGACAGAAGCCAAGCGCATGGAAGTAAAAGTTAAAAACGTTAATCTGATATTCGACGTTAAGCTTTTTCATGCAAGGAATCAAGTCGGCAAGATGGTTAATTTCCTCCGCGATATAGGGTGGGACGATAGCAGGATAGTTGATGAGCTGGTGAAAGGCGTTGAAGGTTATCCAAAAGGTTTACAGCCTGAGCAATACGATTGCAAAAACCAAACGCAGAAATTCCAGTATATCCACGAAGAACAGAAAGCCATTAACGCATTGAACATTGAAACACTGTTTGATGATTTGATTGAAGAGAGAGAATACGCATTTCCTCAAGACAGGGAATGGCAACACATCAAGGATATTGAGTACGAGGAACGTCAAATATCCGATTTTTTAAACAACTGAAGGAAATTGAAAAATGTTTGAAACAAGCCAAGTAACCACATATACCGCCACTTTGTTGGGCGCAAAAAAATTCAAAGGCGAAATCGACGGTAACAAAATCGATTCATGCACCGTCTTGGTAGCCAGCCCCATGCCGTCAAACGGCAATGCCGTGGGCTTTACCTCGGAAAGCATGAAGTTTGGTGACAGCCATAATTTTGAAAAATTGAAAAACCTTAAATTCCCCTGTGCGGTTGATCTAACCGTTGCCATGGAATCAACAGGAAAAGGCTTAGTGCAGAAATTGTTGGATTTCCAAGTAAAGGGCGCAGCACCTAAAGCCTAAGAAAGGCTGAATCATGAGCAGATACCAACAGAAATTTATCGTACAGGAATTGGAAAATCACGAATTCATCTATCCCGATTCGTTTGGCGATATTGGATTTACGTCGAACATCAAATCAGCCGGTAAATATGACAGCTATGAAGACGCATTCAGCTCGGCATTGGAAGAGATAGGCGGGGAATTTGTAATTTTCGGATTCTACGAAAAAGAAGATTAAGTTTAAGAGGCTCGGCAGGCGGTCTCTAAAACCTTCACAAAGCCCGCAAACACATTTTTTTAAAAATTTCGTAAAGGAAAATATCATGAAATTTATTAACACCTGCCGTAAATACGGCGCAAAACTGGCTGTTGTAACAGCCGCCCCCGCTGGCTTTGGCGGCACAGGCAAACGCAGCGTTGCCCGAAACGGCAAAAAACGCTTTGGAAGCCGCAAAAGCGGACGGTATGGAAGCCGGTTGGATTGTAGTGGGCGTTTTCGCCGCGCTTTTTGTATTTTCCATCGTTAAGAGGGTGATGAAGTAAGGCGGCATGTACTGCCAAGTCGGAAATAAATGTCTTGAGAAGCACCGGGCCGAAAACCTTTATTTCAGCTTGGTAGTACCAAGAATCCAAGAAAACGGACAGATAATCAGGCCGGAATATAACGGCAGCATGTGGAAGATGTCGGACGGTCAGCCGCTAAGGCTTTCATTGGCGGAATGCAGTCCGAAAGACAACCTGCAAAGCGGTCTTGAAACAGGCCGGATAGTATTCGGCGTCCTCGCGTCCGTTTACTTTGTTTCCCTGCTGAAAAAGGTTTTGAAATGATGGATTTTTATTTCTATCTCGGCGTTGCCGTCCCCGTATTAATCGGGGCGGTTCTGTTTAAGGATTGAGCGCATGAAGTTATGGTGTCAAAATCAGGCTTTCAAAACAACCTTTGAAAGGCAGAACCATGAACAAGCCGTTTATCACTCAGGCGCAGTTGGCACTTTATAAATATCAGCCGTCAAGCGAGTATTTTGGGCAATCGATGGCTTTTATTGCTCAGAAAGAATTTGAAGAATTTGTTAATAACGTAAAAGAGTACGATATTTTAGAGAGCTTCTCTTATTTCTTAAATAAGAGGGTCGCACATAATATTTGGAAGATTTATTTTTCTGATGAGTCTGTTATTTTTATAAGAAAATCAGAAGAGAACGGAAAAACTGTTCATGAATTCGTTTATCAAGAGTACACCGATAGTTCTGATTTTAATTCTATGTTCGAGTAATTCTTATTCTGAACCTGTAAGATTAGAAAAATCACAAATTAAATTTCAATCAAGTAATAATTTAAAATCAATTGGTTTTAAATTAGATTCAAGTTCTAACAGTTTTTCCAAATTCACAGAAGCGGCAAATTTCGAGCACATCCCCACGGGCGCAAAAGCCCGAATCAACGCCAAAATAACCGCCAGCGTATCCCGCGCCGGCGTATTGTCGGGGGTCGGCAAACTTGTCCGCCAAGGCGCGAAATTCGGCACAAGGGCGGTTCCCTATGTCGGAACAACCCTTTTAGCCCACGACGTATACCAAACTTTCAAAGAAGACATACAGGCACGAGGCTGCCGATACGATCCCGAAACCGACAAATTTGTAAAAGGCTACGAATATGCTAATTGCCTTTGGTACGAAGACGAAAGACGTATTAATAAAACCTATGGCTGCTACGGCGTTGACAGTTCGATTATGCGCCTTATGTCCGATGAAAGCAGATTCCCCGAAGTCAAAGAATTGATGGAAAGCCAAATGTATAGGCTGGCACGTCCGTTTTGGAATTGGCGTAAAGAAGAACTGAATAAATTAAGTTCTTTGGATTGGAATAATTTTGTTTTAAATCGTTGCACATTTGATTGGAACGGCGGAGGTTGTGCGGTCAATAAAGGTGATGATTTCAGAGCTGGGGCTTCTTTTTCCCTTGGCCGCAATCCGAAATACAAAGAAGAAATGGATGCCAAAAAGCCGGAAGAGATTTTATCGTTGAAAGTCGATGCCGATCCCGACAAATACATAAAGGCAACCGGATATCCCGGTTATTCCGAAAAAGTAGAAGTCGCACCCGGAACAAAAGTGAATATGGGGCCCGTCACGGACAGGAACGGGAATCCCGTTCAAGTTGCCGCAACATTCGGCAGGGACGCGCAAGGCAACACCACGGCGGATGTACAAGTAATCCCGCGTCCCGACCTCACGCCCGCAAGCGCGCAAGCACCTCACGCACAGCCGCCGCCCGAAGTATCGCCCGCCGAAAACCCCGCAAACAACCCGGACCCCGATGAGAACCCCGGCACGCGCCCCAATCCCGAACCCGACCCCGATTTGAATCCCGATGCAAATCCCGATACGGACGGACAGCCCGGAACAAGCCCCGATTCCCCGGCCGTTCCGGACCGCCCAAACGGCAGGCATCGCAAAGAAAGGAAAGAAGGCGAAGACGGCGGGCTTTCGTGCGATTATTTTCCGGAAATCCTAGCCTGTCAGGAGATGGGCAAACCTTCGGACCGCATGTTTCACGATATAAGCATACCGCAGGTTACAGACGATAAAACATGGTCTTCACATAACTTTTTACCGTCTAACGGCGTATGTCCGCAGCCGAAAACCTTTCATGTTTTCGGCAGGCAATATCGGGCAAGCTATGAACCGTTGTGCGTGTTTGCCGAAAAAATCCGGTTTGCCGTACTGCTCGCCTTTATCATTATGTCGGCTTTTGTCGTTTTCGGTTCGTTGGGGGGGGAATAAATGCCATTACTTTCCGGCCTGATTCCACTTTTAGGCATACTTCTGAAAATGCTGATTGTCAGAATCATCCTTGCAACAGGTCTGACATTCGTAACCTATGCCGGGTATCTCGCCGCACTGGAAAAGTTCAAAGGCTACACGTCAAATGCGATCAATTCCATGCCTTCCGACATATTGAACCTTCTTTTAATTTCGGGATTCGGTCAGGGGTTGGGCTGCCTGTTCGGCGCATTCTCGTTCTTCATTGGTATGCACGCATTCAAAAAACTGACGTTTGTCTTTCCGGGATGAGGTAGAAACATGATTTATCTGTTTACGGGAAACATGGGGGCAGGCAAAACCCCCCGCGTCGTCTCTATGATTTTGAACAACGAAGACGGATTGTTCAAAATGAAATTGGAAGACGGCACGGAGGCAGACCGGCCGCTTTATTTCTGCCATATCGACGGATTGGACAAACGAAAATTCAATGCCCGCGAACTGGCGGAAGGGCAAATCATGTCCGCCCCGCTTCGTGATGTCATACCGGAAGGCGCGGTGCTGATTGTTGGCGAAGCGCACTACACTTACCCGGTACGCGCGGCAGGCCGTCCCGTTCCGCCCTATATTCAGGAACTGACAGAACTCCGCCATCACGGGCATACCGTCATTTTGATGACGCGGCACCCGAGCCAACTTGATATATTCGTCCGCAACCTTGTTTCAAAGCATGTACACCTTGAACGCAAGGCAATCGGAATGAAACAGTATTATTGGTATAAATGCGTAACCTCGTTGGACAATCCGGCAGGCGTGAGCGGCGTAGAAGCCGCAAATTGGAAACCGCCTAAAGAAGCCTTCAAATACTATAAATCATCAAGCCGGCACCAAAAGTTCAAGAAAAAAGTGCCTTGGGCGGTTTGGGCGTTGATTGCGGTTGTAGGGTTTGTAGGCTGGAAAAGTTACGGCATGTTTCAAGTTTACAGCAAAGCCACAGACAGCCGGATTGAGCAGGAAGCGCAAAAAGAAAGCGTTGTGCAGACGATGACGGAGCAGACGGCATCATCAGAAACAGCGCCTTTTGAGCATTCCGACAATCTGAAACCTGAAGACTTTGTGCCGACTTTGCCCGAAAAGCCCGAAAGCAAGCCTATTTATAACACAGTCCGACAAGTAAAAACCTTTGAGCAAATCGCCGGATGCATAGACGGCGGAAAATCAGATTGCACATGCTATTCAAATCAAGGAACACCCTTGAAAGAAATAACAAAGATAATGTGTAAAGAATATGTGAAAAACGGGTTGCCTTTCAATCCTTACAAGGACGAACGGCAAAGGACGGAACAGGCGGCACAGTCCGCGAAAGCGGACAAGCCCCAAGTTCTCGTAATGGGCGGAAAGCCGTAGCAAAATCTCATGTACGACAACTGAAGAGCGCGGAAAACCGTTTGAAGGAATCGGCGGCGGAGTCGTAAAGCAGAAAGTTCTTTTTAAAATCATATTCTGAATACTAAATCTGAGGATGTCATGATTCACAAACCAAGATATATCAAAATTGTAGATGAAAACGGGGATTTCACACGTGTTCTCCGTCTCCATAAGTTCCCGGACACGTCGAAAGTTTTTTATTTCGAGCCTATGTTCTGGCTTAAAGATGGTCGGGTTGCCCGGAAAGACAGTTTGTTTGAAGTTGATTACATTTACGGTGCAGACGGTTGCGGGTTCTTGCCATCAAATTTAACGGAGTTCAGAAAATATTGCCGGAAAAAGCACCAAAAGTTTAAGGACGATGAAGTTTTAGTAAACCGTTACGCGGTCGATTTTTTGGGTGCGAAGGAACCCCCATATGACGACCGCCATGTGACTTCAGTCAAATATTTTGTTTGATAAAACCAAAATCTGATAAAACCAAAATCACAAATTCAGCCACTACCCCTCAGGATGGCTTGGGCGGAGCGAAGGGGGTTAACTGCTAGAATGGCTGTTTTTTTTAAAGTGTCTCAGTCCGGAATCGCTTCGTTCGGGGGTTGTACGTGCAGGAAAATAGGGCGGAAAAAAGGAAAAGGGGGAAGCTTTGTAAAGATTGGGTGCGTTACCCAATCTTTACGAATACCCCCCTTTTCCTTTTTTATGAACTGTTTTTCAATACCGCAAACCCACTAACGGAGTGATTCCGGACTGAGATACGCCCAAAAAAAATCAGACATTCGGGTCGCAACAGGAATCTTTACCAAAACCTGCAACCCAAATAAAATCAGACACGGCAAAGGAATAGCTACCCTTTGCCGAAACCGTCCGGCCTGAACAAACCACAAACTTAAAGTTTGATGACGAGAATAGGCGGGCGGTTTTCTTGTTTGTGAAATTGAGTAGTATCAAAGAACACAGATTCTGAATAGATAAGATACTACTTTAATTGACAACAGCATCTTTACAATTCATTTTCAACCCATTGAATTTCAATATTTGAAAATTCACCGGATTTCAGACGCGGCAAAGCAGGCATTTAAAAAATGCCTTTTTTCCTTTCGGGATTTACGCCGATTTGTAACGCGATGGATCGTAATCTCCGCCTTTCTTATGTACGTGATACGCAATAACGGCGAGTTTACGCATCAATGCTGCGATGATGACTTTTTTAGGCTTCTTCTTTTCTTCCAGTCTTGCTATGAAGTCGGGAAATGCCCTTATCCGGTATGCGACCATGGCCGGCATAAACAAGACGGCGCGTAATTTCCTGTTGCCAAACTTGGTCAGTTTGCCTTTTCCCCTTACGCTTGTCCCGGATTCTTTTTGTTGCGGGCTTAAGCCTGCGAACGCTGCAAATTTGTTTGATGTTTCAAATTTCGAAGATGTTAGATGATGAAACAATACGGCTGCGGTCATTCTGCCTATTGCCGGTATGGTTTCAAGACGCTTCACGCCTTCCTTGCAGTTAGGCTTCTCCGTCTGCTCTTTTATCTTCTCCTTTAAAACTTCAAGCTGTTCATTCATGGCTTTGATGATTTCCGCATATGCTTTGGCCGCTTCTTCATCTTTTGCCGCGTGATGACGGTTTTTCATTGCCGCGCATTCGCTTTTGATTTGCGCGTATGCTGCGATCATCCGTGAAAGCCTGTATTGCTCGTCCGTAGGCTTCTGCCTCTTTACAAGCTCGCTTTCTTTCGCCGACCGGCAATACTGCGCTATCAGCTTTGCATCCTGTTTGCCTGTTTTGGTTCGCTTGAACCTGCTTTCTGCATACTTGCTTATTTTCAGCGGGTTCACTACGTAAACGCTGTAATACTGCGCGAAGTAGTCGGCAACTTCTTCATAATAACTGCCGGTTGCCTCCATGCAGATATGCAGATTCTGACATCCCAAGCTTTTCAACCGGTCCGAAAACTGATCTAAACCTTTTGAATCGTTGTCAAACTTTGCCGAATATTCGGCATTGCCGACAATGGCCGTTGCGTCAAATGTCAGCTTGGATATGTCTAATCCTACGGCGTTACGCATGGGATTACCCTTATATGCGGATATTTGCCTGCATATTCGTCGCAAATCTTCCCGCAGCCGTCCGGCGAACCGTCATCGACCAAAATCATTTCATAATCGGCAAAATTTTCGGCAAGCACGGAATCCACGCAGCAGCGAAGGTATTTTTCCACATTGTAAATAGGGACGATGATAGAGAAAATCATAAATATCAATACGTTGTATTAAGATGTTTGCGCGTATGCCTCAAACCCGCGCTCGCAATGCGTTTGCATCCGCACCCTGCAACTTGATAAAACTTATTGCTTTATCAAGCTATGGAAACCTGTTTCCCGAAAGACGGCGCAGGATGCCCGTTCCCTGCAACTTTGCCTTATTCCGACATCAAATGCCCCAGCTTGTCTGCTTTGGTTTGGAGATAACGCTCGTTTTCCAGATTTTCCCCGACGTGCAGGGGAATGCGTTCGACCACGTTAATCCCCGCATCTTTCAGGGTTTGGATTTTTTCGGGGTTGTTGGTCAACAGTTTGACCGAGCGGATGCCCAGATATTCGTAGATAGATTGCGCCAAACGGAAATCGCGGGCATCGACGGGCAGCCCGAGTGCCAAATTGGCTTCAACGGTATCCATACCCTGTTCTTGCAGATGATAGGCGCGGATTTTGTTAATCAGCCCGATGCCGCGTCCTTCCTGACGCAGATAGACGATGATGCCGCGCCCCTCTGCCTGTACCGCCCTCATTGCCGCTTCAAGTTGCGGTCCGCAGTCGCATTTTCTCGAGAACAGCGCGTCGCCCGTCAGACATTCGGAGTGGATGCGCGTCAACACCGGATTGCCGTCTGAACAATTGCCGACGGTCAGCGCGACGTGTTCCTGCCCGTTTGCCTCTTCAAAACCGTGCATCGTAAATACGCCCCATTCGGTCGGCAGACGGCAGGAAGCGACATGGTCTAATAATTCAGACATTTTCATCTCCTTCTGCGGCAGTGATGCCCAAAAGTTGCTTCAAAGGTTCGGACAAAGCCAAGGCAAGAGCCACCCATTCCGCCTGCGCCGCCGTATCCGCACACTCTGCGCATTCAAATTCCACATGAACCACGCCCAATACACCGCCGCTCTCCGTGCAAACGGGAATGGAAATTTGCGCCGCCGAAGCATGATTGCGTTCTCCCGAAAGCTCACCCAAATTCAACCAACGGCGTACATCCGAGGCAACATTCATCCAACCGCTTTGCGCCGAACGGCAGGCAAGCGAAACATCGGTAATATTTCCATCCTGCTCCCATATGTTTTCCAAACCTTCGCCCTGTTGGGACAGGCACACCAGCCGGAGGGCGGCGTTTTCAGACGGCATCAAGGCATAAACCGCCGCGCTCCGCACACCTGTCGAGCGTGAAAACACCGAATCCAAAGCCATAAAAAGCCGTTTCAGGGCATCTTCGCGGACATCATCGCACGGCAGGTAATCGGCAAGTTTCCAACCCTCATCATTGCACCACAAAACAGAACGGTCAATCGAAGCCATCCCCATATCCATTACCGTCTGCGCCGTCAGATACGCCGCCCGAACCTCGTCAAGCGGCAGCTTCAAACCCTGAGTCAGCAGAAAATCCTTAATCAAAGCAGCAGGCATACCCAAATTCCGTCAATAAAAACAAAAAACCGCCCGATTCCGATGCCAGGCGGACGAATAGCGGATTTTACCGCTGCAAAGCATAAGCCTCAACTATTACGTCCAAAGCCTTGCGCAATCGGACAAAATCTGTATAATCTCCACCCTATATGCGGACGTGGCGAAATTGGTAGACGCACCAGATTTAGGTTCTGGCGTCGAGAGGTGTGAGAGTTCGAGTCTCTCCGTCCGCACCAAAATTTTTATATCTTTCATAATGTTATATGCCACTTGGTGCAAATGTGGTGCAAATCACATCACCGGGCGTTTTTCTTTTTGGCGGTCTAGCCATCCTTCGACTTCTTCTTTTTTCCACCAAAAACGTTTCTTCGATACGGATATTCGCGCGGGGAAATCCGGACGCGGTGCGTACCGCTCTAAAAATGTACGCTTTTTTACGGATAAAATATCTGCGCATTGCTGCGGGTCTAGGTATTCGCTATCCATTTAAAACCTCCAAACTTAATTATATTTACGCCGCCTGTTTTTTCCGCTTCCGGCGCGCTTCGGCATCCGGTACCGGCTCGGATTCTTTGATGGCGCGGACGTAGTGTTTCCACGCGGCCGTTTCGAGGGCGGCTTTGAAGCGGCAGGCGGTTTGTTGCAATAGGCGCAGTTCGCCGCCCGTGATGTATTCGGCGTAGCCGCCGGCTTTTTTACGGTTGTTGTGTCCTTGAAACGTCATGGGTTTTCGTCCGTTCTCTGGCTTGTCCGGGTGTGGCGGAGCGTTTGCGGATGCGGCTGACGCGCTGCGGTTTGCCGTCTTCGCCGCGCTGAAAAACGCTTGTTCCGCCGCGCCGGCAGCCGTGCCGCTTATGCCTGATGCCGTGTTTGAAGCCTTTTGTGCCGGAATCGTGATACACGCAGGTCCGGATGTGCGTCCTCATGCCGCCGCTTCCCTGTGCATGAGGCTGATCAGGTTTGCCGTCCGTTTGAAATGTTCGGTCCAGTTGAAGCAGCTGAAGCCGGCGCCGTTGTCGCAATGCCGGATGACGTCTTCCGAGTCTTTTACGGCCCGGACCAACGCGCCGCCTTTGTCCGCAACAAGCATTTTCATCATCGGCCGGCGCACGTCGCTTATCCGTCGGGGGCGCACGGGATTCAGCGGCTTGCCGTACATCGCCGAAAGCTCCTTGTCCGCCTGAATGCCCACATCGTAAAGCAGGTTCGCGGCGTGTAGGATCCGGCCTGTAAATTCCGCGTACGGCATTTTCAGGCGGCGGGCTTCCGCGCGCGAATCCGCGCCGTTGACGACTTTGCCGACCGCCGAAATCAAACCGCCGTCAAGTTCTAAAAACGCCATGGCTTTCTTGGCAACCCGCACGGCCAATGAGTATGCCGATACTTCGGCTATCAGCCGTGCAGGCGCGTCTTTCAGAAATTCTTCGTACGCGGCGAAGAGATTTGACAGCGGACGCAGCACGAGTTGGCGCTGATTCGGGCTTAAATTGTCAAAATCTTTAGTCCATTTTGCGACGGCCTGCGATGCTTCGCGGCAGGCAAACAGTACGCTTTCCTCGTTCGCGGGGTCGTCCGTGTTGCAGTACAGGCCCAAGCGTTGCACCTGTTTGACGATATGTTCGGCGAAGTTGATTAACTCCTGATTGCAGGCGTAACGCATATCCTGCAGGGACAGCCGCATCATGATGCCGCACGTCAGGGCTTCGTCTTCCGATACCTTTGCGCCCGACAACATCCGGGCGATGTTTTCTTTTTGCGCTTTTGACCGGGCGGACAGCCGGTTCCGGTCAACGTTTTTTACTGTTCCCGCGCGTTTGACGGCGCGTTCCTGCCGCGTTGATTCCTTCGCCGCGCGTTTGGCGGCAAGCATCTGTTTTGCCGTCGGTTTTGTTGCTACTGTTTGCATTTTGTTTTCTCGATTTTTTGATGCCGTTCTCTCAATGCCCAATCATAAAGCTGTATCTCTCACGAGGTCGCCGAATTTAAATTGATAGTTCATGTCTTGTTCCATTAATATCAAACGCCATCTTCAAACACCTCAATTACATTTTTTAAATCGCTAATACCATCATTTATTACATCCTTTAGAAATTCCAAAGAGGTATCCGCTTCGTCTGCTTTATCCCTAATTTCGTCTATATAACCCTCTAACGATTCAGGCTCTTTTAATGCTTCTTTGCATAAGTTATCTATTACCCTTAATGCGTTTTTTACATCTTCCAAATAGCTCATTTTTTGCTCCTTAACTCAAAATGGGATGCTGTCGTCAACATCTTCTACGGTTTATCTAATCTGCAAATTCTTCCGCCCTTCAATCTTCGCGCCTGCTACTTCCCGACCGCTTTCAATCGCTTTTCTGATGGCGGTTTTGTCCGGTTCGGTTTTGACGGCCTCACGCATAAATTCGGCGGGGATTTGTGCTTCGTCTAAGATCACGACGGCTTCGGATTTGCGGAACGAGGCTTTAAAAGTGCCGTCGTCCGCTTTGATTTCGGTAATGCCCGCCGCCTGCATATTGCGCGCCAAGTAGTCTTTCAGGCTTTGATTTTGCGCTTTTACCGCCTTGAGCTTCCCGGTCATCCGCCCGATATGCCCTTCAAGCATTTTTTCCGTGATTTCTTGGTTTTTAATATAAGCGATAACGGATTGCGCTTTGACCTCGAACTGCCCGATAACGGCTTCCAGCGTGTCTTCGCGCTCGGTTTCGCTGTCAAAGTAGTAATCAAGCGCCGCCTGTACGTCTGCCGCGCACCGGTAGAGTGCGAGGGCGGTCATTGCGCCCCTCCCTCATATTCGGCAACCGCTTCGCCAAGCGCGGCGTGTATGGCGTATGCCTGTTCGATGTTGATGAATAGGTCGTCGCTGCCGATGGTGATGTTGATGTATCCCTGTTCGGGATTGGCGGCGGCGCCAATGGTTTTCCCGTCCCATTGGGTCAGGTCGATGTTTGCCATTTTTTTGTTTCCTTTCTCTGTTGCCGTCCGAAGCAGTTGCAAACTAAAAATCGACTACTGCTTCAGAGTGCGGGGCCCGCCCGCAGGGCGCGGCGTTTGTTTGCGGTTTTCCGTCCGGTTTTACGCCCTGACGGCGGGCTTAATTAAAAGGGATGTCGTCCTCGATGTCTTCGGCAGGCGCGGCATTGCCTTGGGGGTGTTCCGGCCGCCCTTCCGCCGCTTGGGCCTGTTTCTGCGGCGGCGCCGGCGGTTGGCGGCCGTTTACGGCTTCGGCATATTCCGGGCTTTTGGCAATCTGCTCCCTCAGTTTCTCGTTCAGGAGGCCGTAATTCGCCCAATCGGGGTCTGACAGGTCGAAGGCAAAAACGGCGTTGTCCGGATGTTTCGGGGTGTAGCTCTTCATCTTGTTGCTGATGGCGGAAATGTTGGCATAGGTGGTTTTGCCGTCGCTGCTTTCTTGGTGGGCGATACTCAACAGGCAGGGCTTGCCCAAAATATTGCGCAAATCGAAGTTGTCGCGTTCTTCCGGTGTAAAGTCCCTTCCGCGCCAGCTTTTGAGGTCTGTTGCCAGTTGGCTTTTGCTGTGCAGGCTGGCGGTGTATCGTCGGCTGATGAGGTAGGGCCTGCCGTCCGGCATCAGCATTTCCGGATCGCCTTCAGGGTCGATTTCCCACTGCACTAAAATCTTGTGCTGCCGCTTTTGTTCGTTTTGGTACTCGACAAGCTGCGTACCCAAATCGATGATGCGGATGCAGGTGGCGTGATGGCTGCCTGCCGGGCATGGTTTGAAATTGCTTTCGTCTTTCACACTTAAAATCAATGACATTTTCGGTCTCCTGTTAAAGGTCGTTTCGTCTATCGGTCTCGCGCTGTTTTATGCCTTGCGCGGCGGCGTTACCTGATAATGCTTTTAATGTGGCCTTCTGCCTGTTTTTCGGTCATCCGCCGTGTTTCGGCGGTTTCCGGGCTTTGCCGGTATTTGATTTCTTCGGGGCTTGGTCCGTACGGCTCTGTTTCTCCGCCGCCGTTATAAGCGGTTTCGGGATGGAAGCTCATTCTTTACCCTCCGGCACTTCCGCATCGCCGTGCACCCGCCGGCAACCGGCTTCTTCTTCCGCATTCAGGTGCCGCTCTTCCAGCCAAATCTCGGCGCTCAATTCCGCAACCTGCGCCTGCTTTTGAGCCAACGCCATACGCATTGCCGCAATATCGGCGGGTTTTCCCTTTGCCGTACGGCTTCCGCCTCCCTTGGCGAATCCGAAGGCATAGCCCGCCGCCAATACCGCGAACTTAAACGCAATATTCCTTGTCTTCATTTCTATTTCCTTAATTTAAAAGGTTTTAATTGCGCACCGCGTCCGCTAAGGATGGTACGGACCGTGCGCCGTCGGGGTTATCTGCGGCTAAAATCTACAAAAACCGCCGCCGCGCCCACTCCCCGGCTGACGGCGCGGCATTCCTATGCCCGCTATGAATTTGCCAGCCTGCCGATGTTCTCCGCCAGCGCGAACCATTCCCGCTCGTCTATGGCGTAGTTCATCGCGGCTTCGGTATCTTTACCGATACGGGAAGCATCTTCCGTAAGGTACGTTTCCCAATCCTCCTGGCTGTAAGGTTCGCCGTCCGCATCGCGGACAAACTCCCGCGCCGATTTTTTGGCGATTCCGATTAGCGCGGATTCGTGCAGGCGGCGGTTTTCCGCCTCCCAACCGTCCAAAGCCTGCCGCATATCCTCCCGCGCGTAATATCTTTCCATCCCCCAATCGGGACTGCCGTAAGCCGCCGTGCCGTAATATTTCACCGCTTTATCCTTAAGTTTGAGGAAACCGCCCGCAGCATTCACCGTTTCGCCGTGCCGTTGCCCCGCTTTGAAGTTCGATACTTCATCGCTTTGTGCTATCCCCGGCTTGGCAGATATAGCTTTCGGGCGGTTTTAAGGTTTAGCCGTTGCCGCTGCCGTTGCTGTAGCCGTTGCCGTAGCCGTTGCCATAGCCGCTACCGTTGCCGCTACCGTTGCCGTTGCCGTCGCCGTCGCCGTTGCCGCTGCCGTTGCTGTAGCCGTTGCCGTTGCCGTAGCCGCTGCCGCTACCGCCGCCGCCGACGCCGCCGTAGCCGTTGCCGTAGCCGTTGCCGTAGCCGTTGCCATAGCCGCTACCGTTGCCGCTACCGTTGCCGTTGCCGTAGCCGTGCTTCAATGGTTGATCTAGATAACTCATGACTGGGCGACCTCCAGCGCGGTGCGGATTGATTCAGCCGCGCCGCCTGTTACTGGGATAATCTCAATCGCCTCGAGCCATACGGAATCAAGCTCGCCGCAAATTTGGCTGCCGTCTTGCCTGATGCCGTGTCGTGCGACACCTGACAGGCTGATTGATTCCTTTGCCCACCAGCTGTACATTCGGCGCGCTTTTGTCAGAATCACTTCATTGCCTGCTTTTTGTTTCAACACACCAAACCAAACGCCTGCCGAATAAGTGCGGATGATGACTTCCTTGCCGATGGCAAAGTCGTTGATACCTTTTTGCTCGGCAACTGTTACCGGCGGTTGCGGCTCATGTTGCGGTTCGTCAAATTCGGTTGAAATGTCGGCGCGTTTTACACCCATTGCCGCTTCGAAATCGGCAGCAATGCCTGCAAAGACTTTTATAAGGTCTGACAAACTTTTCACTTCAAATTTATTTGCTTCCATTTTTGTTTCCTTTCGGGGTGGGGTTGGTTTCTTTACAAAACAATCATTACCTTCTCTTTTAAGCCGTCTTTTTTCACTGTAAAAGTGAAGGCGGTGTGATTGATGCTTTCGCTTTTTCTAGTGGTCCATGTCGCTGCTGCGTCGCGGCAGATTTCACCAACTTTCAATAAAAGGCTTTGCTCGTCCTTTGCCCTCGCGCCAAACCGATTTATTCTGCTGATTAATTCGTTCATCCCGTTTCCTTCAAGTTGTTGTTTGTTTCGATGGGTGTATTATAACTATTACCTATATTTAATCAATAGGCAATAGTTATATTTTCATCCATATATACTTATTGAATTGATTTTTAGAAGAAAAAAGTTTGAAAAAAAACCGCCCGAATGGCGGTGTATCATGAAAAAGAAAACCGCCCTAGGGCGGTTCGGTATTGTTATGAGTGGTAAGGAAGCCAAGAAAAAGACAAAGGACGGCTCTCGGAGAGAATATGGTTGTGTGTTGTCATTCTTACATAAATGCGGTCGTTGTCTGAAACGGGTAGTCCGCTGATTGTTTGGTGTAGCATGAATGACACGTTTTCTTCTGTATCACTGCCGTCATATGATGGAATCTCAAGTGCAGAGATTACATCATCGTTGCGGACGATTTCCAGAAAAATTTGACCGGTTTTCATAGTCTGTATATCCATGCCTTCGGCGGAAAATGAAACAGACAGGCACAGGCGGCCTAGAATGGCCTGCGGTGTCGGAATATGGCATATATCGGGGAATATACCTATCAGGCTGTATTTGTCATTTTCCGCATGGCGGATAATTTCATCGCAATAGTGGACATTTAAGTGAATCATGCCTGCTCCATATATTCGTACCGCCGTTCGAACGCTGCGCGAACTTCAAGCGGGGAAACGCCTAATGCGTTTGCCAATTTTTGTACAGTCTTATCTTGCAGGGATTGTTTGCTGTTTTCGATGCGGGACAGATAGGGTTGAGGCAATCCTGCGGCGGTTGCCAATTCGGACTGGGTAAACCCCTTTTTCATCCTTAAGCTGACAAATGTTTCCCCGCCTGCTTTGAGGGCTATTTTATCGGCAATTCTTGCTGCCGCCCTGTCCATCGCTGCTTTGCGGCGCGGATTTTTCCGCACATGCTCAATATGCTCTGCGGCAGGGGTAGTGTTAGGGCTTATCGGTTTGACGCATTTAATCTGCCCGTTTATCCGCAGGCATTTTATGTGGGTGACGGGGATGGCGGATGTAGGTGTTGATACTGTGCAGGCGGCCACGGCAACAGTGAGTGTTGCACCCATTTTGAACCATGTGCCGTTAGTTGGAGTACAGTTCTTCATAGTCTTTGATAATCCGTTTTGTGATTGGGTGTTCTGCCTGATAGTCAAATTCGTCTGTCTTCTTGTTTACAACAGCCAATATATCTATGCGGCGGATATACGTGCCGTTTGGCTGTTTTTCATGGCATGGTGCGTAAATTATTCTGTATCCGGCGGCTTCTTCGCTGTCAAATCGGACGCGTAAAACTTTGATGTCTTTTCCCCATAATGACAATATGGGTTTCACTTCCAAGTCAATCGGGCCTATGGGTTCGCCATATTCCCTGAAGTATCTGTTTTTGTATAAGCCGTCAAAAATAGCAGAGTCCGCCTGAATCATCGCAATGACATTCTCGAGATAACCGACCGCTTCTTCGTCTTTTTCAAAGAGGCGGTCTAAATCCTGCTCGGCGTTAAAGTGGACGGTCAGCTCCATGAGTGCCCTTTTTATATATATATTATATCTTTTTAGTTATACCGCGCAATATGCGGTAATAAATCAGTTGTTCAAGTATTTTAATCCGGCACGCTCCACCAGAAGACGCGGTCTAGAACTGGCTCAAACGCCATGCGCCGCGTATGCGTCCGATGATGCGTACGGCGTTTAAATCTTCGCCGCGCACGGTTTCGGTTCGGTATGAGCTGTTGTCGCTGATGATCATCAGGCCGCCGCCGACGGTGGATTGCAGCCGCTTGGCCTTAAGGCCGTCTATATACCAAAGCAGGTAGAGGCCGTCGCCATCGAAGGCTTCGACGGCGGTATCAACGAACATTACGTCGCCGTTTTCGATGGTGGGCTCCATGCTGTCGCCACGGGCTGTAATGACTTGGATTTTGTTGAGGTTTCCGCCCAGTTTCTCCCGCGCCCATGCGGCAGCGACGGTTACATAATCCACAACCTCGATATAGTGGTCGTTAATCGTGCCTGCGCCGCAGGTCGCTTCGGCATTTAAGCGGGGGAAACGTATGCTACTTTGTTCATTCGATTTTAAGACTCTGAATGTTTCAATGCCGAAATGGCTTGGCGTTACTACGTCTGAGAAATAATCAATTAATTTATCTAGATGTTTTTTATCTATTCGTCCATTTTTTATCCAACCTGAAACGCTTGGCTGTTTCACCCCAAAATGATCGGCAACCTCCTTTTGACTGACATTTTTTCTCTTAATCGCTTCTGATATTGCTTGTCCTAACTGTTCGCCTGAAAACATTTTGATCTCCGAATTAATTGCGCATAAGCATTGGTAATCGATAATAAAAGGCATAACCTATAAAAGGCAATAGTTGTATTTAATATAAGTATTAGCTATAATGAAGCTATTTAATTGAGTAACTGGCTATGAGTATCCAAAAAGCAGTTGATTATTTTGGTAATGAATCCCGACTTGCACGGGCGATCGGAGTTAAACAACCGACGGTGTGGGCTTGGAATAAAAAAGGAACGCCGCCCCCGATCATTCGGTGCGTGCAGATTGAAAAATTAACCGGAGGCGCAGTGAATCGAAAAGACTTACGTCCTGATGACTGGCATCTAATCTGGCCGGAATTGGCAGGCGACCAACCCAAATAAAAAGCCCGTCGGGGATGACGGGCAGCCGGTTACGCATTACTCGATTGTTGAAAACGGGGTGGAAGTGTGGGCGCAAGACCAATGGGAATGGAAGGACGGTAAATGAAATATATTCCAAATTCGTTTCAGATAGCAAACGCGGTAGTGGACGATTTCCTCTGCCGAATGAGCGGCAACGCGTGGAAATGCTACGCCGTCATCGTGCGCAAAACGACCGGCTGGCAAAAGGAAATTGACTACATCTCTGTTTCCCAATTTAAAAACCTGACCGGAATCAAAACAGACGTAACAGTTGCCGACGCGCTGAAAGAGCTTGTGGAATTGAACCTGATTGCCTCCGTCAAACGGCACGGTCAGGTAACCGGCTACCGCATCAATATGCCCGAACCGTCCCCCGAAAATGGGGGTACACCACCCCCGGAAAATGGGGGTACACCACCCCCGGAAAATGGGGGTACTGCCACCCCCAAAAATTGGGTACACCCAAAAAATGGGACTACCCCCAAAAATTGGGGGGTACTACCCCCGGAAAATGGGGGTACTACCACCCCCAAAAATTGGGGGTCTACAAAACACACTACAAAACCCACTAATACAAAACACAGTATTAGCGCATCCGCAGCGGCGGACGCGCCCCTTTCTGCCGAACCTCCCGAAAGCGGAAAACGCGCCCCGGCGGCGAAGGCGAAAAAAACCGGCAGGCACGAAACCGAGCTTTCGCTGCTTGCCGACTACGGCATCACGGGGCAGGTGGCGGCGGACTTCCTGCAAGTCCGCAAGGCAAAACGGCAGCCGCTGACGGAAACGGCAATGCGCCTGATTGCCGCCGATGCGGAGAAATGCGGGATGACGGCGCTGCAGGCGGCGGAGTACGCCATCGCCAGCGGCTGGGGCAGCTTCCGCGCCGACTGGCTGCAAAACAAAACTTTCGGCAGGTCCGGAAACCGCGGCGGCCCGACGCACAACCAAACCGCCGCCGTGCCGGATGCGGGAAGCTACGGCGATATGCCGACGACGGATTTTTGAGGGGGGGGTTCGGATATGGCTTTGAGGAACGCGTCTGATTTCTTGGGGGCTTACGGCGGCGGCGTGCGGGTCGAGCGGAGGCAATGCGCGGAACACGGCGGATACGCGGCGAAAAGCGTTTTGCGCGGCGTGTGGACGGGCTGCCCGGCCTGCCGGAAGCTGGAAGCGGCGGACGAAATGGCGGCATACGCGGAAACGCTGCGCCGCGAGGCGATGCGCGACGCGCTGGAAAAACGCATCGGGCGTTCGGGCATCGCCCCGCGGTTCAGAAACTGCCGGATTGAAAACTACGCCGTCAGCGATTCGATCCCGGGGATGGCCAGGGCGAAGGCGGCCGCCGCCGAGTATGCGGCAAACTTCGCCGATGTGTTGCAGACGGGGCGGAGCATGATTTTTTCGGGCAGGAGGGGCACGGGCAAAAACCACCTTGCCTGCGGCATCGCCCGCGAAGTCATCGCCGCCGGCAAAAGCGCGCTGGTCATCACGGTGGGCGATATGCTGCGGACGGTCAAGGACAGTTTCGGCGGCGGCGGCGGCGAGGCGGGGGCGGTCGGGATTTTCGTGAAGCCCGATTTGCTGGTGCTGGACGAGTTCGGCGCGGGCAGTCTGTCGGAAACGGACGGGCGGATTTTGTTTTCCGTCGTCAACGCCCGGTACGAGCGGCTGATGCCGATGCTGGTGCTGACCAACCTGACGGCGGAAGCCTTCCGCGAAAACACCGACGCGCGGATCAGGGACAGGCTGCGGGACGGCGGCGGCAAGCTGATTCCGTTCGACTGGGAGAGCTACCGTGCGTGAAACCTGCTTTTTCTGCAAGTACGCGGATTTTAAAACCCAACCGGACACGCCGATGCGCGGTTTTGCGAAATGCGCGAAGGCGCGGAATGCGGAAGAGCGGGCGAAGCATTACCCGCGAATAAACCATTGCGCTACCGGCGCGTTTCAGACGGCATCGGGGGCGGCAATCGCAAAAAGGACGGCGGTGCTTGGGGAATATCCCCCGCAATGCGCCGAATTTGAGCGGGAAGGCGGGTAAAACGCTTTGGGAATATCCCAGCCTACCCGAGATTGAAAACCGCGTTAAAACGCAAATTTGAAAGGAAATACGGAATGACAGTCCGAAACACGCAAACCGAAACCGTCCGGACGGAAGCCGCGCCGCAACAAGGCGGCAATACCAACCCGGGCTATTACAAAAACCGCGCCTTCGAGTGCGTCGGGTTTGCGCAATACCTCAACTTCAACCTCGGCAACGCCTTCAAATACATCTGGCGGCACAAGGAAAAAGGCGGGCGCGAAGACTTGGAAAAAGCCCTGCGGTACTTGGAACGCCAACGCGCCGACGCGCCGAAGTTCAAGAAACTCAAATGCCGCCGCTATGAAAAAATGTACGCCGGTCTGAAAGATTGCGGGTTCGACGGCGGCACGGAGGCCGCGCTGCTTGCCGTCATCTCCGCCGCTTATTACATCCGCGACGGCGAAGACAATTTTGCGTGGGCGGCCGCCTGTGTCGAAGATTTGTTGGAAAAAATGCCGCCTGAAGAACAACGGTTAAACAACGGTTAAGCAAACCGAAAGGAAATAAAACAATGGATACCCTGTTAAGCATCATCATCGCGCTGTCGTTTGCCGGGGCGGCGACGTTGGCGGTATGGCTTTTGGTGGAAGCCGCCGACGCGGTTTTGCGCCGCAAGCGCGACGGCAAAGGCGAAGACGACTTCGACGGCTTCGGATATTAAGCAACCGAAACAAAAGGAAAAATCAAAATGGCGGAAGAAATGAGAACCTGCAAGGCCTGCGGCGGAACCAAGCCGTTGGAGAAAGGGTTTAATGCCGTCCCGCGCAAGGAAGGGGGGGTCTATTATTACAAATCGTGCAAAACCTGCCGCAACAAGGCAGTCCGGCAAAAGCGCGCGGAAAAACGCGCGGCGGCGGGAGCCGGCGCGATGACGGCGGCAAGGCTGCACGGATACATCCGCGCCGCACACGCCGCCTGCCCGATATTGGGCGCCGGCCTGTGGACGCAACCGGCAGGGGAATGCGCGTGATACGCCTTATCCTGCCTTACCCCGTATCGGCAAACCGATATTGGCGGATTTGGCGCAACAGGGCGGTCAGGAGCGCGGAGGCGGCGGCGTATAGGGAAACCGTCCGCCGTATCGCGCAAGGGGCGGGCGCGATGCCGTCCGAAGGCGCGGTTGCCGTATATGTGCGGCTGATACCCAAAGCGAACAAAGACGGCGGCGCAAACAAGACGGTGATCGATTTGGACAACGCCCTGAAAGTTACGCTGGACGCGCTTCAAGGCGTTGCCTATCACAACGACAGGCAGGTGCGGCGCATTGCCGCCGATTACGCCGACGAGCCGGTCGCAGGCGGCGGTTTGGCGGTGGAGGTGGGGGAGTTGGAGATGGAACAGACGGATGCGGCAGACGAGGGTTGGGATTTCATCGGACAGGAGGGTTGGGATGTCTAGCGCGATACGCAAAGCCGCCAAAGGCGGGCAATGCACGCCGAACATCGCGGGCGTGTGCAATGACAACCCTGAAACAACCGTGTTGTGCCGTTTCCCGGGCGAGACGCACGGGGCGGGATTGAAAAGCGGCGGTTTGGGCGCGGGTTTCGGGTGCAGTTGCCGCCGCGGCGCGATCGACGGCAGGGGCGCAGGCCTAAGCCGCGAAGACAAGGAATTTTATATGCGCCGTTCGCAATTGCGCACGATACGCCGCCTTGAAGCATTGGGGGTTGTCGGCGTGAAAGGCCGTCTGAAATGAACGGGGCGGAATTTACACTGACGCCCCAAAACAAAAAGCAGGTTATGCGGTCGATTTGGGACAGCCCGGACGGGTGGTTTGAAAACGGCAACCTTGAAATCACAATCCGCCCGCGCAAGTCAAAACGGAGCGTCGAGCAGAACAGGCGGCTATGGTTTTTGTATCGTGAAATTTCAGAAAAAGTTTTTATCGATGGGAGAAGGTTTAGTCAAGATGTATGGCATGAATTTTTAAAAAGAAAATTTATTGGATGTATTGAAATGCCTAACGGGCAATTAATGGGTATATCAACGACAAAATTATCAGTTCGGGAAATGTCTGAATATCAAGAAAAGATTATATCTTGGGCATCTATGGAGCATGGTGTTTTATGGGATTAACACAAGAGGTTTTAAAAGAATTATTAAGATATGATGACAATACGGGAAAGTTATATTGGGCGGAGCGTCCAAGAAAGTATTTCAATAGCGGTTTGCATTACAAATCTTGGAATACCGGATTTTCCGGCAAGGAGGTTTTCTTATACAAAGGCAGGTTGGGGTATTTGAAGTTAAAAATATTTAAGAAACAATATAATGCACATAGATTAATTTGGCTTTTTGTTTATGGGAAACACGCTTCTTCAATAGGCCATATCAATAGGGATAAGACAGATAATAGAATATCTAATTTGAGAGATGTTACACATGCTGAAAATATGAAAAATAGAGGGAAGTTTAAAAATAATACTAGCGGGCATACTGGGGTTTATTTCCATAAGCCGTCTAAGAAATGGCAAGCTAGGATTATGGTTAATAGAAAAAATAAAATATTAGGTTTATTTGAACATATTGAAGATGCAGTGAAAGCGAGAGAGGCAGCATCTAAAGATTTTGGCTTTGTAGTGTAACCGCCTGCAATCGCGGGCGGCGGTAGAGTTTGGAATCGTTTGGGATGTTTAGGAGTTTGATTTGATGTCGGGATTGTCGGATATTGACAAGGTGTACCAGGGGGTTGTGGATTTGCACAACGCGGAGCAGGTGGTCAGCCGCGAGGCTTTGGCGGAAACGACCGGCCTGAAAATGTCGGAAATCACTAAATTTACCAAGCTGCTGGTCGAGCACGGCAAAATCTACCGCGTGACAAGGGGGATTTTCAAGCCCGCCATAGGGTTTGGCGAGACGCGCCCCGTCAGCGTATCGGTATTGGATTCGGGGATGGGCGTATTGGAAATAGGCGATACGGTATTGCACCTCAACCCGCAGGAAATGCGCTCGTTGGGGGCTTTGATGTCGGGGTTCGGGCAGCAGTTTTCCAGTATTCAGATGGGGCGCGAGTTTTCAGTATTGCGGAATTATCTGGAATGTTCCGCCAAAAACGGGAGGTTGGACCTTTAATGCCGAGATTGTCAGATGAAGATTGGCGCAAAGTCGAGCTGGATTACCGGCGCGGGGTTTTGAGCATTGCCGAAATCGGGCGCAAATACAATGTTTCGGCGCAACACGTCGGCAGGGTTGCCAAAGAACGCGTGTGGACGCGCGATTTGAATGACGAGGTACAGGCAAAGGCGCGGGCGATGGTGTTGTCCGCGGACAAAAACGGCAATGCGCCGGATTATGCGGATTTCAACCTTAAACAAGTAACGGACGCGGAAGCGAAACGGGTTGCCGCCGTACAGCGCAGGCATCGGAATTTGGCGGAAAACCTGTCCAAAAGCGCGGAGCAGATTGTCGCGGAATTGTACGGAAGCCCGGAGGACACATTCACAAAGGCGCGTATGTTCCAAACGGTGGCGGCGGGGTTTAAGGTTTTGGTGGAAATCGAGCGTAAATCATACGGTATGGATACCGCGGAATCGAAGATTTCGGAATCCGCCAAGACGGCGGGCATCCGTATCGAATTTGTAGGGCCTGAAGATGACGGGAAAGACGGTTGATTTGAAATTGCCCGCAAAACTGGACGGGCTGTTCAAGCCTTGCCGGTACAAGGTTATGTACGGCGGGCGCGGCGGCGGCAAATCGCACGGCGCGGCATCCGCACTGCTGGCGCTGGGGGCGCAACGCCCTTTGCGTATTTTATGCGCGCGCGAAATTCAAAAATCGATGCGCGATTCCGTACACCGCCTGTTGAAAGACAAAGTGGCGCAGTTGGGTTTGGGGCATTTCTACGAAATAACCGACTTCGAGATACGCGGCGCAAACGGCACGCTGTTCGTGTTTTCGGGCCTGCAGTCGCATACCGTGGACAGCATCAAATCGTTTGAAGGTATCGACATCGTATGGGTTGAGGAAGGGCACGGCGTCAGTAAAAAAAGCTGGGACGTGCTCACGCCGACCATACGCAAAGAAGGTTCGGAAATTTGGATTACCCTCAATCCCGATATGGAGACGGACGAAACCTACCGGCGTTTTATCGCTATGCCGTCCGAAGACACTTGGTTGTGCGAAATCAACTGGCGCGACAATCCGTGGTTTCCCGAAGAATTGAACCGGGAGCGGCTCAAAGCACAGCGTTCGATGAGTAAAGAGGACTACGGGAATATTTGGGAAGGCAGGCCGCGCATGGTATCGGAGGGGGCGGTTTACCGGCATGAAATACAGGACGCTTTTCATTCCGGACGCGTTACGCTCGTCCCTTATGATTCTTCTTTGCCCGTGCATACGGTTTGGGATTTGGGCTGGAACGATGCCATGACCATCGGGCTGGTGCAGCGCGATTTGACGAGCGTGCGCATCATAGGCTACATCGAAGACACGCACCGGACGTTGGACTGGTATGTTGCCGAATTGGAAAAGCTGCCCTACCGGTGGGGGACGGACTTCCTGCCGCACGACGGCAGGACGCGCAACTTCCAAACAGGCAAAAGTACGATGGAGATTTTGACCGGACTGGGGCGCAAGTCGGTTTTCGTGCAAAACGCCGCCGGTATCGAAGAAGGCATCAGGGCGGCGCGGATGCTGTTTCCCAAAGTGTACTTCGATAAAGACAAAACTGCACGTCTGTTGGAATGCCTGAAACGGTACGGCCGCCAAATACATGCGAAAACAGGCGTGGCAATGGGGCCGCTGCACGACGAATATTCGCACGGCGCGGATATGTTCCGCTACCTGGCGCAGGCGGTTGATTTAATGGATACAGGCAGCAATACGGGATACACGGAAACGCCCGTTTCGGATTGGAGGCTTTATTGATGGGGACGGACGTACCGGAAACAGGCGTATTGCCCGATAAAAACGGCGAACCGCTGACTATCGGGGAATACCGGCTGTTTGTCGATGAAATGATGAACCAACCTGCATGGCGTGCCGTTGCCGACAAGGAAATGGACTACGCCGACGGCAGGCAGCTTGACAACGAGCTTTTACAGAAACAGCGCGAGTTGGGCCTGCCCCCCGCCGTTGAAAACCTGATTACCCCGACCCTGCTGTCGGTACAGGGATATGAGGCGACGATACGGACGGACTGGCGCGTGACGGCGGACGGCGAAACCGGCGGGCGGGACGTGGCGGACGCATTGAACTTCAAACTCAACCGCGCGGAACGGCAAAGCCGTGCCGACAAGGCTTGTTCGGACGCGTTCAGGGGGCAGATAGCCTGCGGCATCGGCTGGGTGGAGGTTACACGCAACCCCAACCCTTTCGAGTTTCCTTATGAGTGCGGCGTCATCCACCGCAACGCCATCCATTGGGATATGAAGTCTTACAAATACGACCTGTCCGATGCCCGCTGGCTGATACGCCGCCGCTGGCTGCTGCCGGAACGCCTGGCGCAATTCTTCCCTGAATATGCCGGACACTTCAAAGCGATGGGGCGCGGCGGTTCGGACTGGCGCATCAGCGGGGAAATGCTTGACGGCGGCGGCAATACCGGACTGGCGGACGCTTGGGGTATTTCGGGGCGCAACACCGTCAGCGAAGAGTTTTGGTTCAATGAAACCACGCGCGAACTGGCGGTGGCGGAAGTATGGTACAGGCGGTGGGTAACGGCAGACTGCCTGCGCGACAAAAAAACAGGGCGCACGGTGGAGTTTGACGGCGCAAACCCAAACCATCGGGAGATGGCGGCAAACGGCGCGGTATTGTTTGCCGCATCCGTCCCGCGTATGCGCCGCGCCTTTGTCGTGGGGGATTTGGTCGTCCGCGACGAGCCGACCCCGTATCCGCATCAAAAGTTCCCTTACGTCCCGTTTTTCGGATTCCGCGAGGACAACACCGGCATCCCCTACGGATATGTCCGCAATATGAAATACGCGCAGGACAACCTCAACAGCACCAACAGCAAATTACGATGGGGTTTGTCGGCAATACGCACGGTACGCACCAAAGGCATAGTCGATATGTCGGACGAACAGTTCCGCCGCAATATCGCACGGGTGGACGCGGACATCGTGCTGAACAAAATAGAGGCCGCCCAGCCGGGCGCGCGTTTCGACGTCAGCCGCGATTTCGAATTGTCGGCACAGCATTGGCAGATGCTTCAAGACAGCCGCGCGACCATACGGCAAATCAGCGGGATTACCCCGTCATTTATGGGCAACCGGGGCAACGCCACCAGCGGCAGGCAGGAAAGCATCCAAGTCGAGCAGTCCAACCAGTCGCTGGGGCTGGTTATGGACAACTTCCGCCAGAGCCGCTCATTGGTCGGCGAGTTGCTGCTTGCGATGATTATCGAGGATTTGGGCTCGGACGAGCAAACCGTCGTCATAGAAGGGGACGCAATCACGCAAGGGCGGACGGTCGTCATCAACAGGCCTGAAACCGACCCCGTAACCGGCAAGGCTTATTTGTCCAACGACCTGCAAAACATACGGCTGAAAGTGGCTTTGGAAGACGTGCCCAGCACCAACTCCTACCGCAGCCAGCAGCTGGGTGCGATGAGCGAGGCGGTCAAATCCCTGCCGCCCGAATATCAGGCGGCGGTGCTGCCGTTTATGGTGTCCCTGATGGACATCCCGTTTAAAGACAAAGTGATTGAAAAAATCAAAGAAGTCCGAGTGCAGGAAACGCCCGAACAAATCGAGGCGCGTATCGCGCAGGCGGTGCAGGACGCATTGGCAAAATCCGGCAACGACATCAAACGGCGGGAATTGGCGCTCAAGGAACAACGTACCGCGAGCGAAATCAAGGAAATCGAAGCGCGGGCGGTACAAATCGGCGTGCAGGCGGCTTATGCGGCCATGCAGGCGGGCGGGCAGATAGCCGCCATGCCGCAAATCGCCCCCGTTGCCGACGCGGTCATGCAGGGCGCGGGATATGTCAGACCGGCGCGGGGCGACGATCCCGGCTTCCCCGTCCCCGCCATGCCGCCTGAAACGCAAATACCGCCCGAAGGCATCCCTGAAGCCTACGGCGCGGATACCGGCCCGATGACGGCCGTGCCGCCAAAGAGTGCGAATCACGCCCAAACAGGCATGGAAACGCCGACGGTGTCGGACAACCTCTGAACGCGGTACGCGGGCGGCAAAAAGCCTTTCGTTAAATGAAAGGCTTTTTTGCAACCGCCTTGCACGAAGGCGGTTTTTATTTGCCCCCGGAAATGGCCCGTCGGTGTGTTTTTTTGTGTAACTTGTTGTTTATTAATTGGTTTGTGGTTGCGATTTTTGTTTGTTCTTAACTTTAGGCGTTTGATTGGGTTTGGGTTTTTGCTTATTTTGGGCTTTATTTGTTCGGAGGGTTTGCGATGGGTTTGTTTGAGCCGTCTGCCGGGGATTTTTGGGAGATGAAGGAAAAGGAGAAAAAAGAGAAGGCCCGGAAGGGGGCGGAGGAGCGGGAGCGGGCGGCGGCACAGGCGCACCGTGCCGATGCGGTGCGGCGTACCGTTGCGAATTATGAGGCCGGGCCGGCGCGTTATCGGAATGTGATGGATTTGAGCCGTAACAATATTGAGGATGGGGCGCGGCGGTTGCGCCGGGCGGGTGCTTTCGAACGGGGTGCGGATGCCGGTTTGGGGTTTTCGGGCGGCGATAAGGCGCTTTCCCCCGATGCGCGGGCCGGGGCGGATTTCGCGCGGCGCGATACGCGCCCGACGGATGCGGGCGGACGGACGCCGCCGCCTTTGGGATTTGACGGGAATGTGTATCGGGGCGGCAAGCCGGTGCGTGATTTTGACGCGCAGCGTCCTTTGGTGTCTTCCAAGCCGGATGCGCTGTCGCCTGAGGAGCGGGAGCTTTATAAGAGGGCGACTACGCCTCATGCGGGGGCCTTGAACGGTCAGTTGACGGCGGCGCAGCTTAATGCGGCGCGCGGGATTGTGGCGGAACATAATAAAAATGCGGCGGTCAGGGAATTGGGCAGGGAAAGGCTGGCGGCGGCTGCGGCGGAGAATGCGGCGAACCGTGAGGCGGTGTTGCAGAAGGGGCGGTTTGATGCGGCGGTTAAGGCGAACGAGGGTGCGTTGAACCGCGAGATGGCGCAGAGGAATGCGGACAGGGCGTTTGATGTGCAGCAGGCCGAGCTGGGGATGAAGCGGCAGGGGTTTGAGATGAAGCGTGAGGCGGATGCGCTGGAGCTTGAGGATAGGAAGCGCATCGCCGATTTGACGCGGGCTTATGGTTTTGCGAAGTCGGACGGGCAGCGCGGGGAGATTGCGCGGCAGATTGATGCGCTTAACGGGAAGTTTGAGCGGCAAGGGGAGAAGGGCTTTGACCCGAATGTGTTCAAGACTATCAGTTATGAGGTTGCCGACCCGGATACGGGCTTGACGGCGAAGCGCGAGGGGATTGTCGATTTGCGGACGGGCAAGCCTTTGGATGTGGAGTTTGCGGGAGAGCGCGAGAAGCGTTATGCGCAGTTGGGCTTTAAGCCGAACGGTCAGAAAACGGCCGGCGGTAAAATCATTTATGAGAATGAGAAGGGTGAGAAGAGGGTTGAGCAATGAGTGATTTGGTCAGATACGATCCGTTGGAACACGGGCGGCTTGCCGGGGGTTTGAAGGAGTACCGCGGCTTTACGCAAAAGGATGCGCGGGCGGCCGCCGACGATACGGCGTTGACGCGCGGGTTTAAAAATTCTATGCGTTCGGCGCGTATGGGGTGGAATGCCCTTACGGGCGACAAAGAGGAACTGGGCCGGCTCAAGGCCGAGGATATGGATTATCGGAAGATTCAGGAGGGGCGCAAATCCCAAGCGCGCAGGGAGCTGGGCGAGGCTTGGGAAAAGGGCGGGGGTGTCGGCGGCGGCCTGTCGAATGTGTGGGGGGAGCTTAAGAAGGACTGGCGCGAGAAGGGTTTGGACGGCGCCTTGGAAGATGTGGGCGAGATGGGGGGCGCGGTGCTGGAGCAGGCGCCCAATGCGCTTGTCCCTATTGCTACGACAACCGCCGGCGGCATATTGGGCGCTTTGGCGGGCGGTAACGCGGCTGTCGGCGCCTATGCGGGCGCGACCTTGGGCAATACGCTGATGGAATACGGCGGGCAGCTGGACAGGGCGGCAGAGGCGGCGGGCGTCGACCCTGCGGACAAGGATGCGGTGATGGCGTTTATCGGCCGAGGTGCGCCGGGTGCGTTGAAAAATGCGGCGGTCAAGGGCGCGGTGGTCGGCGCGGCGGATATGGCGGCGATGAAACTTGGCGGCAGTATTTTGAATATGGGCAAGAAGGCCGCCGGGAAAGCCGCATTGGAGAAAATGGGTGTTGCGGCGGCGGATAAGGCGGCGGTTGCGGCGGCTAAGGGAACGCCTGAATTTGCGGCGCTGGCGAAGGAGTCTGCCAAGGGCGGTTTGGGCGGTGCGGCACGGCACGCGGCGGCTTATGCGACGGAATCGGCCGGTGAGTTTGCGGGCGAGTATTTGGGTACGGGGCTGGCAAACGGGGAATGGGACGAGAAGGGGGCGGCTTTGGAGGCTTTCTCTTCTTTGGGGCATTCTGCGGTGGGGTTTGCCGGAACGAAGGCTTATGCGGCGGTAACTGACCCGCTCAGGCCGCCGGCCGGACGGAAGGCGGGTGCGCAGGGGGTATCGGGGGCAACAGGAAGGCGGGCAGGCCGGCCCCGGAAGGGGCGCAGGCGTTGCGTGCGGCGGCACAGGCGGCTGCGGACGGCGGCGCGGAACAGGGCGGCGCGGGTTTTGATACGGCGCATCACGATCAGTCGCATCCGGCTTTGCGGCAGTTTGCGGACCGTACGAAGCAGGAGGAGGCGGGGCGGTTTTTCAGCGGCCCTGCCGACGGCAATACGCCGCACGCGGAGGAATTGGCGCGCGGGACGGAAAAACAGCCGGATGTTTCGGGTATCCCGTCGGAGGACGGGGCGGAATTTTTGGATACGGGCGTGATGCCGGACGGTTTGGCGCGTCAGTATGCGGACATGGCGGCCGAATACCGGGCCAAGCCGTCGGAGGCGATGGGGATTAATCCGGATGACGGTGCGGTTTCTGCGGCCGCTGCTTTGGCGGCGGATTCGGGCGCGGCTGTGCCGTCTGCGGTGTCTGACGATATGGAAGCCCGGTCGGTTGCGGATGATGTGCCGTCCGGACGGTCGGCGGATGCGGACAGGGGCGGTGTTCCGTCCGCTTACGGCAATGTGCGCCCCGGCGGTGCGCCGCGCGGTGCGGCTTCGGTTGCGCCGGGCGGTTCTGCCGCCGCCGCTTCGGGCGGGATTGCGCGGGTCTCGCCGCTGCCTGCGGGCCAATATTTCGACGGCTTGGATACCCGGGGGCGCAAGGCTTTGGCGAAGGAGGCGGGCCTTGATATTAAGGGCGTTGCGGATTTCGGGCAAATCGCCGCGCCTGTGCGCCGAAAAATCGAGCAGGCGTATCACGCGCGGATTGAGGCGGATTATCAGGCGGCTTCCGAAGCCAAACAGGGTTACCTGCCGCCGCCCGTGCGTATGGCGGATGCCGTGCCTGTTCCTAAAAAAGGGTTTTCCGTCCCTGCCGATGCGTTGGATAAGGAATCGCGCAGGCGGTTTGACGCGCTGCCTGAATGGGTGCGCCGTCATGCGCAGACGGTGGCGGACTATACGGCGGACGGGATTATGCGCCGGGAGGCGGGTATGGCGGATATGCGCGGACATTATCCTGAGGGTTTGGCGGAATCGGCCGGGGCTGTACGCGCTTACCGTGCGCAACATCCGGAATCGGCGGATGTGTTGGACAGGCTTAACCGTGCGGTTTACGGTTACCGCCGCAACAACGGTTGGAGCGTGCCGCTGTTGAGCCGCGAGGGGGAGCGTTTGCAGGGGGTTCGGACGGCGTTGCCGGATGACGGCGCGTCTGAGGCCGTTGTCGGCGGCGGCAGGGGTTTGACCCGGGCTTTACCCACGGAAGATAAGGGTTTGGCGCAGGATGTGCGGCAGGATGTGCGGCAGGGTTTGACCCAAGGCGGCAGGGGTTTGACCCCTGATGCGGGGGCGGATGCAAATGCGGCTGCCTTGCAAGGTTTGCCAGGGTCCGCCGTTGCGTCCGGCAATGCGCCGGCCCGTCGGCAAAACTTACAGGTTCGGGCGCGCGCGGAAGGTGCCGCGCCCGGCCTGTCCGCGTCTGAAAACCTTGCCGGGACGGACGGCGGGAAACGTGCGCCTGTTGCGGGCAAACGCCCCGATACGGTGTTGCCGGTATTGAATCCGCAGGTTGCGGAATCGGCGGGCAGGGTATCGCCTAAGAAACGGATGGCGGATGCGGCGGCGGATTTCACGCGCCGTTTGGCGGCGGACAGGCGCAGGCCGGAAAAGGCGGGTGTGCCTTTGGGGGGCGGCGAATACCGTTTCGAGCATACGGACCGCAGGCATATTGATGCGCTTGCGGGCGTGCCGGGCAGGCCGGGCAAAGGCGGCATGCCGGAGGAGTTTGCCGATATGGCCGGTCCTTCCAACTCTGACGGCCTTGTCTCCGACGGTCGCCGTTATTTGAAGGGGCGGGAGGCGGAAACCTTGCGGGCGGGCGGTTTGTCGGAAGCCGTGCCGTCCGAGCCGGGTCGGGATTATCGTCCGACGCAGGAAGCAAGGGCGCCGGCCAAGGTGATGGCGCGGCCGCGCGATGCCGCCGCCGACGGCAAACCGGCGGGCAGGGCGCAGCCTGCCCGGGCAAAAGATACGCCTGTTGCGGGCAAGGCGGCTGCTGCAAAAAATGCGGCAACCGAAAAGCCGTCTTCGGATAAGGTGCGAAATATCGAAGCGGGAAAATCCCGCTTCGATGGCGGAAAGGGCAAGTCGGCCGCCGCACAAGGCGCGGCAACCGAAAAGCCGTCTGAAAAGACGGGCAAAGCCAAGCCTGAAACGTTTGCGAAAACGGCTTCGGACAATCCGGAAGAGGCACGGCGCAAGGCGCGTGTGTTGCAGGGAGGGCCTGTTTATACGGTGAAAGAGCGTCAGGCGCCGCAAGGTTTTAAGGCATTGCGCGAGCACGCCGAAAGCATCAAAAAACGCCTCGCCGAAAGCATAGGCGGACTGGCGGAACGGGTGGATGTCGCCGCCGTGTCCGAAACGGCGCCGGACAAGGCGCAGATGCTGTTGTCGCAGCGTGTGGAGGGCTGGTTTGACGGCAGGACGGGCAAAATCACGCTGGTGGCGGAAAACCTTACGCCCGAACGTGCGGTATGGGCGGCGTGGCACGAGCTGGGGCACAGGGGCTTTGCGGCGGATGGTTTCGCCAAGTACCGTGAAGAATTGGAACGTGCGGACGGCAACGGCCTGATTCGGCGCATTGCGGACGCGGTGCAGGAAGGGCGCGAAGGCACGGGCGATGCGGCGGCCTCGGTACGCCCCGCCGCGGTGGAAGAGGCGGTCGCGGAGCTTTATGCGGCGCAGCGTACCGGCGGTTGGGCGGGCATTGAAAACCGTTACGGCGTGAAGGTCGGCAACGGTTTGAAACGCGGCATTGCGGGCGTCTTGGCGCGTATCGGCGCCCTGTTGCGCCGTGTGCTGCAACGCCTGGCGGGCAAGGCCGGCGGTGCGATGTCGGACGCGGATGTGTTTGCGATGCTGGCGGATTTGCACGGGAATGTGGAAGGGGCGCGGGATGCGCCTTGGGGCGGCAATCATCGTGCAGTGATGTTCGCGCGGGCCGAAGACGGTGCGGCGGAACGTTCCAAGTCGGAAAGCCTTGAGAAGCTGCGCCGTGCGGAAACCATCCGTATCTCGGGCAGGGAGGTTCCGGAAGGCGGCAATTTGCGCGAATATAAGCGCAATGCGCTGGAATACGGCAAATCTTTGCGCGGGCCTTATGTGAATAAGGACACGGGGCGTGAAATCAGTTTGGGACGTTCGGGCATCACTGAAATATTGCGTCACGACTATAAGGACGCGGAACATTTGCAGAGTATCGCGGCAATTCCGCAGATTATTGAGAATGCGGTGTATATCGATACGCTGCCGAACGAGGATTTGGCTAAGAACGGCGATATTCAGGGTTATGAATATTATGTTTCGGGACTGAATGTCGGCGGTGCGGATTACACGGTAAGGGCTGCCGTCGCGGTTAGCAGGAACGGTAACCGCTATTACGACCATAAGCTGACGAAAATAGAAAAAGGCAACTTGCTTTCATTACTTGACCGCGTATCAACTACGGGAGCCTCTGAAAGCAAATCGCCTTTATCGGGCATTGATGATAAACGCCTGTTGCAGATTTTGCAAGACAAAGATGCGGGCAAGGGCGGCATTGCCGATTTTGACACGGAGGCGGTGCGTTTTTCCCGTGCGGCGAACATCGGGGCCGCAATCAGCCGTATAACGGGTAAAAAATCCGATTTGAGAAACGCGCTGAAAGACCGCTGGGATGCTTCCAAGGGGATTCAGCTCCAGTTTTTGGGCAGGCGGCAGATCGAGGACATTTACGGCGGCGTTTTGGACGGCCTGAAGGAATACGGGCGTTTGTCGGAACTCTTCGGCGCGGATGCGAACAAGGCGGTTACGGAGGCGGACAAGGTTGTCAGGGAATGGGGCAGGTTGAAGGAGGAGGATGCGAAAGCGCTTGCGGATCTGATGCACGATGCGACGCTGGCGAAGGTGGATGCCGACCCGCTGATGCGAAAGGATGCCCGGGGGCGTTTGGACGGCATCCGGACGGCTTTGGATATTGCGGACGGTAAAATCGCGAAGGCGCGGGCGGCCGTTGCTTCCGCCGGTGCGCGTACCGCGCGTGCGGATGCTGCTTACAATAAGGCGCAACGGGCGGCGGATAAGGCGGCTTATGCGCTGGAGAAGGCGCAGGAAAAACACGGTCGGGAAATTTTGGCGGATGAGGCGGATATGCGCCTGCGCCGTCTGTTTTATGCGGATTCGGAGGCGAAGCGGGCGTTGAGGCGCGCCGGGGCGGATGCGGCGGCGGAAAGCCGGGCTAAAACGGATGCGGTACGGATGTTGGAGCAGGCGCGCGCGGATGTGAAGCGTTTGGAAAAGGATGAGGTTGGGGCGCAAAAGGCTTTGGAGGGGCTTGCTTTGCTGAACCGCCGTTTTGCCGGGCTGCCTGATGCGGCGCAGAGGGTGTACCGCAAGGCGCGGGATGATTATAGGGCGCATTTCGGGCAGGTGCGCGATGCGCTTGCCGAACGGTTGGCGCGTGCGGGGCAGGATGCGGAAACGGTGCGCCGCCTGAAGGAGCGTTTTGACAACGAGCTGGGCGGTGTGTATTTCCCCTTGGCGCGTTTCGGCGATTATCTGGTGGTGGTTAAGGATGCGGACGGGAATAGTGCGAATGTGTCCCGCGCGGAAACTTTGAGCGAGGCGGAGAAGCTGCGCGATGCGCTGAAGGCTGATTTCGGGCCGGGGTTTAAGGTTTCGCCCGTGATGAAGTCCCGGGATTATATCCGAAGCCGCGATGCGGTCGGCAGCGGTTTTATGAGGGAGCTGGGCGAGGCTGTCGGTATGTTGGATTTGGATCCGGCGCAACGGGCCCGATTGAACGATACGCTGACGCAGCTTTATTTGAACTCGCTGCCCGATACGTCTTGGGCGAAACACGGCATCCACCGCAAGGGCGTGCCGGGCTTCAGCGATGATGCGAGGCGCGCATATGCGCAGAATATGGGCAGCGGTGCGAATTATCTGGCGAAGTTGCGCTATGCGGACCGTATGGCGGAACAGTTGGATGTGATGCAGGATTTTGTGGACGGGCGCAAATATGAGGAGGGTTTCGACCAGCGTCAGTTGCAGCGTGTGGCGGATGAGATGAGGAAACGCCACGAGGCGGTGATGAATCCGAATCCTTCCAAGCTGGCGCAGGCTTTGACGGGCTTCGGCTTTTTGTGGATGATGGGGATGTCGCCCGCTTCTGCGGTTGTGAACCTGTCGCAGACGGCAATGGTGGCTTATCCGGTGATGGCGGCGAAGTGGGGTTATGCCGGTGCGGCGCGGGAATTGCTGCGGGCTTCTAAACAGATCGGGCTGAGGTTCGGGGAGAAGTTCAATACGATTGAGGACAGTTTGAACGGGGACGAGAAGGCGGCGTTCCGAAAGGCGGCGGATTACGGTGTGATCGATTTGTCGCAGGCGCATGATTTGGCGGGTGTGGCCAACGGCGACCCGGGGTTGGCGGGGTCGGCTTGGCAGAAGGTGATGGATAAGGCGGCCTGGCTGTTCCATCATGCGGAGAAGTTTAACCGCCAGGTTACGTTTGTCGCGGCCTACCGTTTGGCGAAACGGGCGGGGGCGGACAGCGACGCGGCTTTCGAACAGGCGAAAAAGGCGACGTATGACGGGCATTTTGACTATGCGGCGCAAAACCGTCCGCGCTTTATGATGGGCAATGCGGCGAAGGTGGTCTTCCTGTTCAAGCAGTATTCGCAGAATATCCTGTATGCGCTGGGGCGCAATGCGTACCTTGCGTTTAAGGGGGATAAGGAGGCGCGTAAGACGCTGGCGGGGCTGTTGGTCTCGCATGCGATGGCTTCGGGCATCTTGGGGCTGCCGTTTGTGTCGACGCTGCTTGCGGTGGCTTCGATGTTGGGCAGTGACGACGATGACCCGTGGGATGCGGAAGCGGCGTTGCGCAATATGTTGGCGGACACTTTCGGGGATAAGGCGGGCGAGGTGTTGGCCAAGGGCTTCAGCCGCCTGACGCCGCTGGACGTGTCGGGGCGTTTGGGTTTGGACCAGTTGGTTTTCCCCGATATCCAAGACGGTTTGGAGGGTAAGAAGTGGGCGGAATCGCTGGTGGTCGGCAGTACGGGCGCGGTGGTCGGCGCGGGTATCGGCGCGGCGGACGGCGTGCGGACAAGGTCATCCGTGCCAAGGACGGCAAACACACTATCCCTTATGAAAAGCTGGTAGAGGCGCGCGAGGCGGAAAAGTCGGCGAAAGCCGAAGCCCAAGCCTTGAGGGAGCGCATTGCCCAGCTTGAGAAGGGGGCGGAAAAACCCGGAGTGGAAACGGCTGACGGTTCCGATAATTCGTTGTTCGGGGATTTTTCCGACGAGGATGTGAAAAAGGGCGTGGAAAAGCTGATTCAGGAGAAGCTGGCGGGTTATGAGGCGGACATGAAGCGGCAGGAGGCGGCAAAGGCGCATTACCGCGAAATCTATACGGCGCACCCCGATGCGGATTCGATTGTGGAAAGCCGCGAGCTGGAGGAGTGGCTGGATGCGCAGAACCCGCTTGTCCGCAAGGCGTTTAATGACGCGCTTAAGGACGGGACTGCCGCCGAGGTCATCGGGGCGTTCGATATGTTTAAGGCGGCAAAATCCGCCGCCGAACCGGAAAAACCCGCCGAAAAGCCGCCTGCCGGGAAGAATACGCCCAATACGCTGTCGGATATTCCGGCGGGGCGCGACCATACGGCTTCGGACGGCCCGCCGGATTATTTGAGCGGCAACGCGCTGGCGGAAAAACTGGCTTCCATGACGGAAGAGCAGGTTGAGAAGTTTTTAAATTCTTGAGTTTTTGAGGGAGGCTCTTTATGGCACAAAAGACGAATACGGCCTACGGCGACCCGCAGGCGATGATGAAGCAGGCGGCGGGGCTGTTTGCGATGCATATGCAGCGCAACAGTACGCTGAACCGTTTGGCGGGCAAGATGCCTGCCGGTACCGCGGGTGCGGAGGCGACTTTGCGCAAACAGACGACCCAGCATATGCCGGTCGTGCGCTGTCAGGATTTGACGCGCGGCATGGGTGACGAAATCCGTTTCAATTTGGTCAACCCTGTTTCCGCCCTGCCGATTATGGGCGACAACACGGCGGAAGGCAGGGGCGTGGGGATGAGCCTGTCGGAGGCGGGTTTGCGTGTGAATCAGGCGCGTTTCCCCGTTGACGGCGGCGGCACGATGACGAATCAGCGCAGCCCTGCCGATTATCGCGCGCTGATTCGTCCGGCGGCGCAAAGCCTGATGGACCGTTATGCCGACCAGACGCTGTTGGTGCATATGGCGGGCGCGCGCGGTTTTCATGACAATATCGAATGGGGCGTGCCTTTGGCGGGCGACCCGAAATTCAATGATTATGCGGTCAATCCGGTCAAAGCCCCGTCCAAAAACCGCCATTTTACGGCTTCGGGCGATGCGGTAACGGGCGTTGCGGCGAAGGGCGGCGAGTTGAAGATTGCCTCTACCGATTTGTTTACGATGGATACGGTGGACAGTATGCGTACCGTGCTCGACCAGATTCCGCTGCCGCCGCCGATTGTGAAGTTTGAGGGCGACAAGGCGGCGGGTGATTCGCCTTTGCGCGTGTGGCTGCTTTCCCCGGCGCAGTACAACCGTTTTGCCGCCGATCCGAAATTCCGCCAGCTTCAGGCTTCGGCAATCGCGCGCGCCTCCCAGGCAAATCAAAATCCGCTGTTTTTGGGCGATGCGGGTTTGTGGAACGGCTTTATCCTGGTGAAAATGCCGCGCCCCATCCGTTTCTATGCGGGCGATGAGATGAAGTATTGCGCCGATAAGTTCAGCGAGGCGGAATCGGGCTTGAAAATCCCGGCTTCGTTTGCGGACAAGTTTGCGGTCGACCGTTCGGTTATTTTGGGCGGCCAGGCGGTGTTGGAGGCGTTTGCGAATACCGGCAAACACGGCGGTATGCCTTTCTTTTGGTCTGAGAAGGAGCTTGACCACGGCAACCGTGTGGAAACGCTCGTCGGTACGATACGCGGTGTGGCGAAAACGCGCTTTGCCGTGGATGTCGGCGGGGGTGCGAAGGAAATTACCGACTACGGCGTAACGGTTGTGGATACGGTGGTTCCTTTGCACGGCGGTATCCGCTGATTCGAATGCCGCTTGAAAGGGCGGCTTTTCCTATTTGTCGAGTTGGGGGGGTTTTATGGCTCGGATTCATGTGAGAAACAATGGCGGCAACCGTTTCGGCGGCGTGCCTTACGGCAATCTGGCGGCGGAGCATTACCGTATCGTTGCGAAGCAGGACGGTGCAATCTTGGGGGCGGATGCCTACGGGCCGCCCAAGGCGGGCGATGTGTTGGCGCTGGGTGTCTTGGAACAGGGTTTCCGTTTGGATGACGCGCAGATTATTGTGAAGACGGCGATGTCTTCCGGTATCACTGCCGATGTCGGCTTTGCGTATGCGGACGGTGCGGATGATGCGCACGTGCCTCAGGATGCGGCTTATTTTGCTTCGGGCGCGGACTTTGCGTCTGCCGGGCGTATCCGCTGCCAGTCTGCCAAACTGGTTACGCTGCCCAAGCAGGCTTTGCTGACGGTTACGCTTAAAGGGGCGGAAAATAAGAAGGCCGCCGATATCGATATTTTGATTTACGGCGAGAAGTTCGGCCAGTTGTAAGCGGAATGAAACGCCGCCCGGGGATTTGCCTTTGCGGCGTTGCTGTATTTGACAATGCCGTCCGGACGGCGGCGGGGGGTTGGATGGATAAGGTTTTTATCAAGTATATCGGCGGGCGTGCCGTGTGGCGCGACCGTATCTATCATACGGGCTTGGTTTTCGAAGACGGCCAGGTGCGCGAGGTGTCGGCCGGGGCTGCGGCAAAGTTGTTGCGCCACGGCGATGTGTTTGCCGCCGTCCCGGGCAAACGCGTGGAAAAGGCGGATGATACGGAGGCTTTGGAAAAGGCGGGCGCTTCGGAACTCGAACGGGAAACGGCGGCGTTTGACGCGGTGCAGGATGTGATCCTGCAAATCAACCGGATGGGCAAGGACGAGCTTGAACTGTATGCGAAGGCGAATTACGGCCAGGGTTTGGATAAGCGCAAATCGGCGGAGAATTTGCGCGGGGACGTGGTTCGGATGGTTCGTCAGTTCGGTATCGCGCAATGAATTTGAAGGCTTTGATTGCGCGTTTCCGCGTGCTTGCCAATGATAAGGCCGAGCCGTATTTTTGGAGCGACGAAGAGGTGTCGGGATGGTTGAACGATGCGGTTCACGAGGCGTGCCTGCGCGGCCGGCTGCTGCATTCGGACGATGCGTTTGTAACGGATGTGGAAAAAGGGCGGCCGCTTTATGCTTATGCGGCAGGGGGGTTTGCGGCGGGTTATGCGTATGAAATCGACAGTATCCGTTTTGTGTCCGACGGCAAGCCGGTGTGCCTGAAGTTGGTTTCGCCGGAGGCGGCGGATGTTTGCGCCCCGGGTTGGCGCGACGGGGCGCAAACGGGGCTGCCGGTTTATGCGGTGCAGGGCGACGGGAAGCTGACGCTTGCGCCTGCGCCGGACCGTGACGGCAGGTTGTTTGCCGGGGGGTATTGCCTGCCGCGGGATATGGCGGGGGACGGGGACGAGCCGGAAATCAATTCCATACATCATCGGAATTTGGTTTATTGGGCTTTGGCGGAGGCTTTCAGTATCCCGGATGCGGAGACTTTCGACCCGCAGCGTTCGGAATCGGCAAGGAGGCGTTTCGAGCTGTATTTCGGCCTGCCGGCCGACAGTGATTTGCGCCGTATCACGCGTGAGGATGCGCCGCACCTGAACAGGCATTTTTGGATTTGACGATGAGTGCTGAAGAGTTTTGCAGGAAACAGATCGCCTATTGGCTGAACGAGAGCCGCAAGGCATCAGATAACGCCGATTTGAAGGCCTTTGAGTTCGCCGGACGGGAACCGGCGGATTATCGGGAAATGTTGAAACGCTATGCCGCGTGAAAAATGCCGTCCGAAGATTCGGGCGGCATTTTCCGTTTACCTTACCGTAGCCTTGCCGTAAATGCCTTCAAGACATGCGGCTATGCGGTCGGAGGCGTCTTTGTCCGCATATCCCCGCAACACTTCGAGGGCCGCGGCGGATCTTTTCAGGATTGGACGGGTTTCGTGCCAAACCGTCCACATCGTAACCGCCTGCCTGCAGCCGAGCTGCTTCAGCGGCGCGGAGATGTCTTTGCCCGATTCAATCATCCATGTGCCGTAATAAACCATAGCGGCAATGTCGGCTAAAGAGTTGCCGTCGATGGGCAGTTTCGGCTCGGCTTTGGGCGGTGCGTCCAACACTTCGCCTGTCAAGCCCGTGTGCAGTGTCAATGCGTGGACGTAGGCGACGGCTTCGGGCAGCTTCCCGGCAGGGAGGTCTTCGATGGATTCGACGTTGAAGCGTTGGTGTATCATACTGTACGCGGAGGAGTAGTCTATACCTTTGCGTCCGACAAGCGCGGCAACAGCTTGGCGCAATCCGGTACGGTCGTCGGCGGTGGTTTTTGGTCCGACTTGGCAGCCGCCTGTTTTGCGGATGGCGGGCAGGACGGTTTCCATTACCCATTCTTCAAACGCTTCTGCGGCAGGCTTGCGGGATTTGATAATCAAGCGGTAGAGATTCGGCTCGTTAATATAGGTCATCTCCTGTTCGCCGCTGGTGGTGGGGGTGTACCGTTTTGTTACGCCCCTGCTTTTGCAGTGCAGGTCAACCGTTCGGCGAGGGTTGGTGTAGCCTAAAATCTCGCAAACATCGTTTGCCAAAAACCACAACTCGCCTTTGTTATCGGCAACAGTACGGACGGAGTTTTGTTGAAAGTTTAAAACTTGGACAGCATTCATGATAGAATAGTCTTTCTTTTAGAGGTTATTTAAAAGACGCGAAAAGAGTTTTCCTAGAACTGCTTTTCACTTAACCGAACCAAGTTCCCGCTTGGTTCGGTTTTCCATTAACGGCTGTGCCGTTGTAAGAATAATAAACGTGGACACGTTCAAAGCCAATTACTTTTTGATTTTTTCTTTTATGATTGATTTAACCCATTGGGAAAAATCGAGATTTTGGGCATATTCCAAAAGCTCTTTTTCTGTTTCCGCATTAAACGAGACTTTTTTAATGACTCGTTTTTGCTCGTAACGCTTTCGGTTTTCTGCCAGTTTTTCATTAACCATAGGCAAACTCCTTGATTTTTTGAACTGCCTTTTGTAAGATAGGGACTGGGGCGGCGGCTACCGCCCCAGCCGGTTTTATCCGCTAATAGGCGTATCGCCTGCCAGCATCAAGATTAAAACCAGGATGAGAATTTGAAGGATGAGCTTCATTTTCCTACTCCCTGTACAAGCCCCGCTTCGGTGGGGCTTTTCCCGTATCGGCATCCGATGCGCCGATGAATTGAATTATAAACGTGGACACGTTCAAAGTCAACCATTCCCCCAACAAAATCAAAGAAAAATGCCGTCTGAAGATGGTTTCAGACGGCATAAAGAAGCCGCCAAGTTTGCGGCTTGGCGGCGGTCGGGCTATTTTAAGAACTCTTTTCGGATTTGTTCTTTAACCCATTGGGAAAAACTAATTTTATTTGCACCTTATTTGCACCTTTTTTTATAAATATAATTCAAATATTTAATTTATATATTAATTTAATTAAATATTACATGACCCCGCATCCTTCTAATAGTGTAATGCAGTAGTTACTCCAAGATTTTTGTATATGGCTGTTTTTATGGTAAATTAAATTTTTATAAGAAATAAATGTATTTAAATCAATAAAATAAAATTTAGTCGAATCCTGCCGTTTCCGCCGCAAAGCAAAACCGCCCTGATTCAGGGCGGTTCTTTTTTGTTCAGGTTGTGTCAATTACTATATAAAAATCATCGGTTTACGATGATTTTCCGTAACGCCCTGCAACAAACCGCAACCGGCAGACGCTTTTTATCAATGTTTTATGGTATTAATTTATATGGTCATTTTTGGGATGGGGACTTGCCATAATGGCCGAAACCGTTACTCCGTTTAATCCTGTTCGGGTCAGGGATGCGGGGAAGGCGGGTTTTATCAGCCGGTACGTTTTGATGTGAGAATGCCGTCTGAACCTTTGTTTCAGACGGCATTGCTATTGCTGATGCGGCTTTATTCGCAATTCAGATTGCGGGTTTTTTCTGCAAACGAATCCATAGCGATTTGGCACATTTGCTTACGCTGTCCCAAATCGGCGGCAGGTAGGGCTTGGAATAGGAATTTGGTGTTGTTGCGTGCGAAATCTGCTTTGTTTCCGGCTTTGTTGTAACAGGTTTCGGTGCGTTTGAAATATTGTTGGCAAATCGGCGGCAGCTCGTCCATAGCCAGGGGTTTGCTCTTATGCATACCGTGTGCGGATGCGGGAAGGGCGGTTGCCAAAAGGATGCCGGTCAGGATGGTTGGAACAGTTTTCAT